TCTAAACCTCAAGAAGAAGCTAAACCAGTTGAACCAAAAGAACCAGAGGTTAAAGCCGAAGATAATCAAGAGGAACAACAACAACCTGAAGCTCAACCACCAAAGGAAGCTCCAGTGCAAGAAGAAGCATCAGAAGATTCAAATGCTCAAGAGGAACAAGAAACTGATCTACACCAAATTATTGTAAATGGTGAAAAGATTGAAGTTGACCTTGAAGAATTAAAAGCAGGTTATCAAAAAGATGCCGACTACAGACGAAAAACTGAAGAAATTGCGATTGAAAAAAGACAATTACAATCTGAAAGTGATCGTTTGAAAAATGAGTATTCAACTAAGATGGATGATCTAAATAGTCTTACTGCTACTCTTAATGCTGAACTTAACAGCGAACTAAACTCAAAAGAGTTGGATAAACTTTATGAGGAAGACCCAACTGAAGCTGCAAAGCTTGAAAGAAAACTTAGAAGAAGGAGAGAAGGCTTACAGCAATCTCAACAGAAACTAAAACGACATCAAGAACAAGAGTTTCAGAAAATTTTAACTGAGGAACAAAGAAAGGTTGCTATTAAGCATCCTGAAATTGCTGATCCTTTAAAAGGAGCTACAGTTAAAACAAACATGAGAAACTATCTTTTTCAAAGAGGTTTTTCAGATCAAGAGATTTCTGGTATTTATGATAGCAGAATGTTTGATGTGGTCATGGATGGAATGAAATTTTTAAATAGTGCAAGACCAGTGAAAACTAATTTTGCAAAAAAAATTGTAAAGCCATCTAAAGTTGTTAAACCAGGTGTTAAAAGTACAAAGGATGAAAAAGATAGTAAATCAAGGTTGGATCAAATTAAAACCTTGAAGAAGTCAGGCAACACAAAAGATGCTGTCAATCTTCTGAAAGGTTATTTATAACAACTAACCTAAGAGGAGAAAAAAATGGCTGTATATCAAACATACCAAACAGTCGGCATAAGAGAAGACCTAGCGGACATTATTTACTCAATAAGTCCAACAGAGACTCCATTTATGTCAGGGGTTGCTAAAACATCAGCAACTAACACATCTCACCAATGGCAAACAGATGCTTTGGCTGATGTAGCGGCTAATGCTGCGGTAGAAGGTGCTTCAATCTCATACCCAACATTATCAGCAACAACTAAACTAACAAACCACACTCAGATTTCTACAAAAGCTGTGCAAGTATCAGGAACAAATGATGCTGTAACATCTGCTGGAAGAAACAATGAGTTAGCTTATCAAGTAGCAAAGTCTGCGAAAGAATTAAAAAGAGATATGGAAACTGCTCTTTTATCTAACGTAGCTGCTGCGGCTGGAAACGCAACAACTGCAAGAAAATTAGGAGGAGTTCAAACTTGGATTTCTTCTAACGTAGATGCAGGTTCTGGCGGTTCTGGTTCAGGTGGTGGAGCAATAAGAACAGATGGAACTCAAAGAGCTTTCACAGAAGACCAATTAAAAGGTGTTCTAAGAAGTTGTTTTGATGCTGGAGGAAACCCAAACATGGTTATGGTTGGTGCTTTCAACAAGCAAAAACTATCTGGCTTTACTGGTGGTTCAACTAGATTTGACCAAGCAGAAGACAGAAGATTAGTTACATCTATTGATGTCTATGAAAGTGACTTTGGAACACTCCAAGTTGCTCCTAATAGATTCATTAGAGGTGCTAACTCAACTGCTGCTAAAAAAGGTCAAGATGCTCTAATTTTAGAGATGGACTTTTTCGCAGTAGCCTTCTTAAGAGACTTCAGTTTACAGAATCCTGCACAAACTGCTGACGCAGATCAGAGATTCATGGTAGCTGAGTACACTCTTGAGTCAAGAAACGAAAAAGCTAGTGGTGCTGTTTACGATTTAACAACATCATAATCTTAATTGTAATTGGGGGTGTAACCTTTAAAAACTACATCCCCATTACTTAACCAATGTTGAAGTCTTAGTAAGGTTATAGGCGGAACAACAAACGGAGAAAAAAAATGAGAACACTAAACGATTATTTTTTATATGGAGTAATTGATGATGTATCTACTGCTTCTACAGTAAGAGTAGCTGTACCAGATGCTGGTAAAGTTATTAAAATATCTACTGTATTAGGCGGAACAATCGCAACTGCAAATGCTGCTGTGACTGCAAAAATTGGAACTACTAATATGACTGGTGGTGCAATAACTGTAGCTCACTCTGGGTCTGCTGCTGGTGATATAGATACAGCAGAACCAACTGCTGCAAATAATGTTGTTGAAGGCGATTTTATTGCTTTAGCAACTGATGGTGCATCTACAAATACACATACTTTACACTTTACAATAGTTGTAAGAAGATAGTAATAATACTTGGGGGTTCATGCCTAGCGGAAGTTCCCCCATAACAAATAGGAGAAAAAAATATGAGCTTTAATTATGCTTTAAGACCTACAGTAATAAACAATATAACTATGGCAGGTGGTGGAACAACTGCATCAGTACAATCTAGTGCTTTTGGTTCACAAACAGAATATGTAAGATTAGTTTCAGCAGTAGATTTTTTTGTTGATTTTGGAGTAAATCCAACTGCAACCGCAGCAAAAATTTTAATAACTGCCGACCAACCTGAAATATTCAAAGTTAGTCCAGGTGAAAAGATTGCTGGGTTAAATGCAACAAATAGTGCAGTTCTTTATGTTACTGAAATGAGTGCTTAGTGGCTAAAAAAAGACCTCTTTTCGGTGTTTCAAATTATGTAAAACGCACTAGAAAAAAAAGACCTGGTCGTCATACAAAAAACATAAGCAAAAGAATACCAAAAAGAAAAAAATACAGAGGACAAGGTAGATGAAAGATATTGTTAGAGATGGTTTAAAACAAACTACTTATTCTAAAGATGATATGGAAAATAAAATTATCATCAAAGAACAAGTTAATATAGACCCACACTTAAAACATAATAAATCTTTATATACTCAAGATGATGGATATTCAAAATCAAGAGAGCTAAAAAGAGTAGCTTCTATACCAACTATTGCATTATCTGTATGGGCAAAACAATATAATGGTGATAGTAATTGGTTTGGACTACCAAAAGAAGTTCAAAAGCAAATATTAAAAGAAAAACTAAATAGTAATGAGTTTAGGTATTTCAGAACAGCAGAAGGAAAATTATAATGGCTTTATCAACTTACGCAGAATTACAAACATCTATAGCAAACTGGTTAAACAGATCAGATTTATCAACTGAAATAACAGGTGATTTTATAGTTCTTACAGAAAAAGATATTAATTCAAAATTAAGAATAAGAAAAATGATTTCAGAAACATCTATAACTATTGATGCTGAAACAGAAGACTTACCTACAGGATTTTTACAAGTAAGAGATTTTTTTATTACAGAAGGTGGAACTAAACATTCACTAACCTATATGACTCCAGTTCAAATGGATCAAATAAAAGGTTCATCTACTTCAGGTATGCCAGAAGTTTATACTATTCTTGGAGATAAATTTAGATTTGCTCCTATACCTTCTGCTAGTTATGCAGGAACTTTAAATTTTTATAAAGCTTTTGATCCCTTATCAGATAGCAATACATCAAATTTTATTTTAGCAAGTCATCCTGCAATTTATTTATATGGTTCGCTTTATCATGCCGCTAATTTTTTAGGTGGAGTTGAACCTGCAAGATTAGCTCAATGGCAAGGTATGTACACAACTGCACTTGAGAGATTAGAAAGAAATGATAGAGAAGATCAATATAGTGGTTCGCCATTACAAATAAGATCAGATGTAACAGTGGCAGCTCCTTTTTCAGATCATACAAAAGTAACAAACAACAATACTTAGGATTATAATGCAACTACCCTTTGGCGAATGGCTACCAGATCAACCTGAATATTTAAATCCTGGTGCTATTACAGCAAACAATGTTTATTTTGCAGCTTCTTCTTATAAAAGATTTCCTTCATTAGTAGCTTACTCAAGTAATAATGTATCAGCAAACTCAAGAGGTGCTGGTTCATTTAGAGATGGAACTAATACTGTATTTAATTTTGTTGCAACTAATACAGATATATTTCAATTAGCTTCAGGAACATTTACATCAAGAAAATCATCACTCACAGGTAACAATGATGACTATTTTACATTTACACAATTTGGTAATCATGTAATTGCAAGTAACGGAGTAGATGCACCTCAATATTATTTAATGGGTACATCAACTAATTTTGCAAATCTTTCATCAATAGGAACATCTGGAACAGTTCCTGTTTTTAAAGTATCAGGTGTTATAAGAGATTTTTTAGTTACAGGTAATCAATCAAACTCATCTAATAGAATACAATGGTCAGGTATAAATGATATTACAACTTGGGAGCCTGGAACAAAACAATCAGACATACAAGACTTACCAGGATCAGGAGGACAAATAGTTCACATAACATCTGGAGAGATTGGTTATGTCTTTAGACAAAATCAAATCATTCGTATGGACTATGTGGGTGGTGCAACAGTATTTAGGTTATCAGTTATATCACCTAATAGAGGTGCTGTACTTGGTAGAACAGTTTGCCAAGATAATCGTAGAGTTTTCTTTTACGCAGATGATGGTTTTTTTGAAATAAATGGAGATCAAGTAACAGCAATAGGTGCAGAAAAAGTAAATAGATTTTTTGATATAGATTTAAACAAAGCTTTTTCAGATAGAATATGTGCTGCTGTTGATCCATTTAACCAACTTGCTATGTGGTTATATCCATCATCTCAAGATACAGCAAACACAACTGGTATTTGTGATAAAATTATAATTTACAATTATGCTACACAAAAATGGTCAACTGCTGATGCTAGTGCTAGTACAATATTTTCACAGTTTGTAGGTGCATACACAGTAGAAACAATGGATTTATTATCTGAAAACTTAGACCAAATAAATATTGCTTTAGATACTGCATTTTGGAATGGTGGTCAGAAATTATTAGGTGCAATAGACAATAATTTTAAAGCTTCTATATTCTCAGGAACTCAAAATCAAGGAACTATAGAAACAAGACAATTAGAGTTGTTTCCAGGACATAGAAGTAGTATAACCAACATCAGACCGATTGTTGATGCAGAAGCTACTGTTACTATAAAAAGCAAAGAAAGATTAGCTGATTCAGATACAGAGTCAACTTCATCTACTATGGTGACAAGTGGAGATAATCCTGTAAGACAATCTGGTAGATATTTTAAGATAAAAGTTGTTACACCAAGTGGTGTTGCTTGGACTCATGCACAAGGTGTAGATTTAACAGCTTCAAGAATAGGTTTGAGATGACCGATAAAACTGATATTGATAATGTTAGATATAGTTTTGAAACACAAGAGTTTTTTCAAAGACAAATTGAGGAAGCAATTAATACATTGATAAATGAGAAGAACACAGAAAACAATAAAGCATATTCTTGGTTTTTGGGAGATTAGATGACAAGTAATATAAAAGATTATTCAACAACACAATCAAGTAATACTACACTTAATACCATAAATATTGGTGAGGGTATGTTACCTTCAAATCTTAACAATGCTTTAAGAGCATTAATGAAGAATACAAGAGATTGGTTTAATGATGCACAGTGGATTGAATACGGAGATGGTGATGGAACTTACACAGCAGCTTACGCAAGTGCAACTTCTTTTACAATAAATGGTTCAGATGTAACTGCAATTTATCATGCAGGTAGAAGAATAAAATTAATTGCATCAACACCTGGTACTATTTTTGGTACAATATCTAGTTCATCTTTTTCTTCTAATACAACTGTAAATGTAACTTGGGATAGTGGTTCATTATCAAGTGAAGCCATTACAAATGTTTATATAGGTGCTTTATCAAAAACAAATAATTCAATACCAACAGATATTTTAGGTGCAGAAAATTTACAAAGTAATTCTGTTACTACAGCTAAAATAGCAGATGATGCTATCACTAATGCAAAGATTGCAGATAATGCAGTTCAAGCATCACAAATAAATGCTAGTGCAGTCACTGAAGCTAAAATAAATGCTAGTGCTGTAACGACAACTAAAATTGCTGACACTGCAATAACGACTGCTAAGATTACAGATGCAAATGTAACAGCAGCAAAACTTGCAAGTGATTCGGTAACTACAGCTAAGATAGTTGATGATGCGGTTACGATTGCTAAAATTGCAGATGCAGCTATTATAATTAATTCAGAACAATCTGGACACACACCTGATGATAATACTTTCTATACAACATCAGCAGCTAACAGTAGATTTATAAATGCTGATACATCTGAGCTTATTAACTCAGGTCAATCATGGTCTTCTTCAGATAGTTTTATTGCAACAACAGCAGCAATAGATGCAAGAGTTATTGACCTTGTAGATGATGTAGGTGGCTTTGTTCCCATAGCAAATGAAACAAGTTTTCCAAATGTAAACCCTGATGTTAATAATGGTCTTGGAACTATAGTTAGTGTTCAAGCATTATCACAAACTTTTACAGCAAGTGGATCAGGTGTTGTATCAATACCTAATGGAACAGTTGGTAATTCTACAGTAACCTTAAATGGTTGTGGAGCTAATGCTTCTTTGCCATCTGGATTTGGTATTTTAGTAGAATCAACAACAACACAACATACTTATAACTTTCATAGATTAGTTCCAAAAGCCACAGAGGTTACAACAGTAGCATCTAAATCAACTGAGATAGGAAGACTTGGTACAGCAGATGCAGTATCAGATATGAATACATTAGGAACTACACAAACAGTTTCTGATATGAATACACTTGCAGCAATAAGTGGATTAGATACTTTAGCTTCAAACTCAGCTAATGTTACAACTGTTGCTACAAACATTTCAGGAGTAAATAGTTTTGCTGAAAGATACAGAGTTGCTTCATCTGCTCCATCATCATCATTAGATGTTGGTGATTTATATTTTGATACAACAGCTAACGAATTAAAAGTTTATAAATCATCTGGCTGGGCAGCAGCAGGTTCAACTGTTAATGGAACTTCAGCTAGATTTAAATACACAGCTTCAGCTAATCAAACTACATTTACAGGATCAGATGATAATGGAAATACATTAGCTTATGATGCAGGTTTTATTGA